CTGCGGAATCGGTTTGTGGTCTGTGCAAGCGGCGATTACGTCGGCGCTGCGGTCACATCCATCCAGGGCGGTCCAGCCCAGTATGGGGGCAAGAACAAACACCGGCACACCTTTAGTTTTTCAGGCGGCGGGTCATCCGGAGTGCCGGTCAGCGGCTCAATCAATGTGCAAAGCGGAACTGGTGCTACAGCGTATGGATCGACTCATGCCCACAGTTTCAGTTTCAGCGGCGGCGGAGCCACAGAATATCCATCTGAGGAGGGAGAATCGTCATCGCTGCCTCCCTTTTTTGCCCTGGCCTATATTATGAAAGGATAATCCTCTATGATTCCCCTGGCCAGGACCAAGCAGTTGTTTTTTGACCGCAATGCCGTCACCAGTGCCCTAGATAAGGGAACCCGGAAAGTGCTGTCCAAATTCGGCGCCCTGGTCCGCAAGACCGCCCGCTGGTCGATCCGCAAGCGGAAGAAGTCCTCCTTGCCCGGCCAGCCGCCGTCCAGTCATACCGGGCTCCTGAAGCAGTTTCTCTTCTATTCCTATGACGACTCCCGTAAATCGGTCGTCATCGGCCCGGCCAAACTGAATGCCAAGAACACCGGTGCCCCAGAGGTCCTCGAATACGGCGGCACGGCCCTGCTCCAAATCGGCAAGGACAAAAAGAAGATCCAGATTGCCAGCAGACCTTATATGAACCCGGCCTTTGAAAAGATCAAAACCCAGCTGCCTTCTTTGTGGCGCAACAGCATTACTCAATAATAGGAGATTCTAATTATGGCAACCACGTATAAGCTCGGAATGGATGCAGTGATCCTGTACCAAACCCCTGCGGTGGACAATCCTTCGACCCTGACTCCGTCGTCCATGACGGAGCTGACCAACGTGCGGGACGTGACAATCAATCACGAGACCGGCGAAGCGGACGTAACGACGCGTGGCAACCAGGGCTGGCGGGCCACGGCGGCGACTCTGCGGGAGTGCTCTGTCGAGTTTGAGATGGTATGGAAGCCGGGGGATACCGGTTTTGAGGCCGTGAAAGACGCGTGGCTGAACAGCAGTGAAATCAGTCTTGCTGTTCTCAGCGGGGATCCGGACGACTCTGATGCAGAGGGACCGGTCGGGAACTTCTCGATTACCAACTTCAGCCGGAGTGAACCGCTGGAAGAGGCCATAACGGTCTCCGTGACGGCCAAACTGTCCGCCTGGGGGAAGTGGCATAATGCGTCCGGGCAGCAAACATAATCCGATACGTACGGAAAGGATAGCAGAATGAAGGCATTTGAGGATGCAAAGGGGAGGCGATGGGAGCTGTCGCTGACAATCGGCTCTGCCAAAAGGGTTCTGGAAAAACTCGGTGTCAATCTGCTCGAGCCCGAAGGAGGGGAGCCGCCCCTGCTGACGCGGCTGGGAGCGGACGCGATGCTGCTTTGCGATGTCCTGTACGTGCTGTGTGAGCCGCAGGCGGAAAAGAACGCTGTAAGCGATATCGACTTCGGCGAGTCGCTCGGCGGGGATGCAATACGGGAAGCGATGCAGGCATTCTACGAGGAACTTATCTATTTTTTCCAGCAAAGCGGCAGACCGGAACGAGCAAAGATGGTGCAAAAACAGAGGGAAATGATTCGGCTTGCCGTGCAGAACGCAGAGGGGCTTGTGGACAGGATCGACACCCAAGAAGAGGTTCTGAAGGCGTTTGGGCGGGCGTCTGGAAGCTCGCAGGGGTAATCGGGGTAAATCCCCTGCCGCTGACCTTGCGGGAATTGGTCTGGATGTCGGAGGGCCGATTCGAAAGCCAGTGGGCGCATACAAGCAGCATAATGGCGCTGATTGCCAATGTGAACCGCGATCCCAAAAAGGGGAGAGTGTTTACACCGGATGATTTCAATCCGTATGCCCGAAAGAAAACCGACCGAGTGATTGAGATTAGCAAAAGTAATATTGGTTTGATGCGTCGAGCGTTTACAGGGAAGGACTGATTCTGTGGCTGGTCAGGCAGGTGCAATTCGAGCGGGAAGGGCCTATGTCGAGCTGTTTGCCGACAACAGCCGCTTTGTGGCTGGGCTGCGGGCCGCCGAAAGCCAGCTGCGGGCCTTTGGCTCCAAAATCCAGGGGATAGGGGCTTCCATGGCGGCGTTCGGCTCTGCGGCCCTTGCCCCTTTTGCCGTTTCAACCGGCATTTATAAGGGCTTTGAAGATGTGATGCTGGCCGTACAGGCAACCACAGGGGCGACGGCGGAAGAATATGAACGGCTGACGGAGAAGGCCAAATCTCTTGGCATGACAACATCGTTTACGGCTCAGCAGGTTGCCTCGGGGATGCTGAACCTTGCCAGGGCTGGGTTTTCCGTCAAGGAGATTGACAACTCGATAGATTCTATGCTGAACCTTGCCAGGGCAACCGGCACCGACTTGTCTTCGGCGGCAGATATTGCGGCGTCCACCCTTCGGTCATTTGGGATGGAAGCAAGTGAGATGCAGCGGATTGCCGACGTGCTGACTGCCACGGCGAACCGTTCGGCCCAGACGCTGTCCGATCTTGGGGAGGCCATGAAATACGCCGCCCCGACGGCACTGGATTTTGGGCTGACGGTGGAGGATGTAGCAAAGGCCCTTGGGACGCTGGCAAACTTCGGCATAAAGGGAGCCATGGCCGGCACGGCCTTCCGAAACATCATGCTCCGAATGTCCGACCCGAAAATTATCAAGAAACTCAAGGAGCTCGGCGTTGTCGTAAAAGACAGCAACGGCGGGTTTCGAAACCTTGCGGATATTATGAGAGACCTTGGGGCAGCGACAAAAGACATGGGGGATGTCGAACGCTTAAGCATTTTGAATGAACTTTTTGGTGTGCGGGCCATTGGAGCAGGGGCCAAACTAACAACGGCACAGTTTGATGAACTGATCAAGGCGATTGACAATGCTGCCGGCACGGCGGCGAAAACCGCAAAGGTGATGGATAGCGGGCTTGGCGGGGCCTTGCGGCGTATGTTTTCTGCTTTCGAGGGGATTGCTGTTGCTATTGGAAGGGCAATCTCCAAGCCGCTGTCCATTGCAGCGGATGTGATTGCCGCCATCAGCAAGAGAATTATTGCGTTTGTTGATGAACATCGAGTATTGGTCGCTGTGAGCGGTGCCGCCGCCGCTGCAATCGTTGCAACCGGTATGGCTTTGGTTGGGCTTGGGATAGCGTGTAAGGTGGCGGCTTTCGCCTTGGGAACCGTGCGGGTGCTGATAACAGCACTGCTGCTGCCGTTTAAGGCCCTCTCTGTCATCTTTGCTGGGCTTGCCTCGCCCATAGGGCTGACGGTTGCCGCCCTTGGCGGATTGACGGGGGCTCTTCTGTACACAAGCGGGGCCGGCGGCAAGGCCATCTCATTTTTATCATCGAAGTTTTCCGAGCTGAAATCGACCGCCATTGAGGCGTGGGAGGGTATATCGGCTGCCTACGCAAAGGGGGATCTTGGGCTGGCGATGAGGATTGCCTGGCTGACAATCAAAATGGAGTTTGTGGAGGGAATGGATTATCTGAGCAAGAAGTGGAGCGAGTTCCAGTTCGGACTTGTCAAGTCCGCCTTGGATGCCTTTATCGGCATTCAGTCTGCATGGGAAATTTTGCAGCACGCTCTTGTGAAAGGAATCATTGTTGCCTCCGCAATCGGCCAGGAGGCATTTTGTTCTTTGTGGAGGGCCTTTATCACCGGAATTGAAAATGCTTATGATGTCCTCGTGCAGTTTGTCGGGACATTCTATAATGCATTTCGTGAAATGTTCGGGGAAACATTTATTGGATTGTTTTCCAATTTAATTAAAAAAATGCTTGGCAAACCTTTTGAAGAATGGGATGCCGATGAGTTCACCCGTCAGCTGGAAGACTATCTCGCTGAAGAACGAAAGCAGCGATACGAAGATTGGGGCCAGCAGATACAGGATATTAGAAAAAGACGGCAGGAGATGGAGCAGCAGGCGGAAAGCGATTATGAAGACCGGCTCGAAGAGATAGCAAAAAAGTACATTGAAGCGCAAAAATACATTGGCGAAGCCGAAAAAGAAGAACTGGAGGGACTTACCGATCGGCTGACGGAGGCACGGCGCCAGTGGGAAGAGGCCGTTCGGCAGGCAAAAGAGGTAAGCAAGGGGGAAGGAATTGAACCGCCGAAACAGGCGGCGTTCGACGCCGCCCAAGCTGCACGGGCACAGGTCGGGGATATGCTGGAGGGTGCAACGGCCAGAGGAACCTTCTCCAGTGCCGCCCTGTACGGGCTGGGAGCCGGCGGGGTGGCGCAGAGAATTGCCGAGGCAACCGCAGAAACTGCCCGAAACACAAGAAAAATAGCGGAAAACACAGAAGAAGGCGCTGCGTTTTCGTGATTGAACGGAAAAAACAAGATGACCATAAGCGTTAAAGAACTGTTGGCCGGCTCCAGGGATGTCCAGCTTGGATACAGTCCGAGGGCTGTCTTGCGGTATGTTATCAGGGGAACCGAGAGCGAGAGCGAGGCCCTCAGTGCCCTGCTGGCCGAATCTCCTTATCTCTGCAATGAAATCCCGCGGCTTACCTGGCAGGTTTCCGCTGTAACGGATGAGATGTGGTATGGGGAGGTGCGGTACGGATACGTCAGCAAGCACGGCACAGGAGCAAAAATATATCAATTCGATACCGGAGGAGGCACACAGCATATCACCCAATCCATTGCAACGGTTGCACGCTATGCACGGCCTGGCTATACGCCCCCAAACTTTCAGGGGGCTATCGGGGTTTCACGAAACAATATCGAAGGGGTCGATATTGCGGTGCCCGTTTACAATTTCGGGCTGGTAAACTACGAGAGCAATGCCGCCGTGAGCGAGGCATACAAGCAGATACTTTACAATCTTACCGGAAAGGTCAATCAGGCGTCGTGGAACGGCTATAACGCCGGTGAGGTGCTTTTTCTTGGGGCCTGCGGCTCGATGCGAAAAGGCGGCGACTGGGAAATCACCTACCGGTTTGCCGCCAGCCCGAATAAAACAGGACTGACCATCGGAAATATCAGCGGCATTGCCAAAAAGGGATGGGAGTATCTGTGGGTACAGTATATTGACGAAGAGGATGCTTCCGCCGGCTCGATGATCAAGCGTCCGCATTCTGTGCATATCGAGCAGGTCTATGAGTACGGGGATTTCAGCCGGCTGCACGTATGATGGAAAAAAGAAAATGGAAATACTGCTGCCAGCACCATGAAGACCGAATTGCCGCTGTTAGCGTTTACGATATACCCTTGTGCTGGGAATGCTATCTCGGAAGGGAAAGGTTTGTCATTCAGTTCGGTGAAAACTTTTACAAGGACGCAGACGAGGTGAAAAATGCTTGAAACATCCATCGGAAAGGTCAAGATCGGCGATCCCTTGCGGATCTCGACGGCGGCCTATAATGCCTTTGTTGATGCAGCCATGGCCCACCGCTCCCAGCAGCACGGGATGGCCGGCAGACAGGAACCGTTCTTTCTGGATGGGCGAAACCTGGTGCGTGTGAAGAATACCAGCGATGCCGCGGTCGGGCAGTTTGGGATTCTTGGGGTCGATGGGGTGATCTTCGAGCCGTCCGGCAATTTGGCCATGTTCAAACAGGAGGTAGCCCTTTTGGGCGGCACGCCGGCTGTGAGCGCTCATAGTTCCGGCAGGTTTGTGGTGTGTGCCGAACCGATAGACAGCGGTCGTATCGGGCTGGCGTGGGGGGCTGGGGTATGCCTGGCCCAGATCAATGTTGGAGACGAAAGCCATCGATTCGCCGACATTGCAGAGGGGGATTCTGCATGCCTGGCAAGCAGCAGTTCCGGGCCCTGTACAATCCTGTGGAAAGAATCTGGAACCGGACAAAAATGGGCTGTAATCCGATTCGGCGGCATTTCTGAAGGCGGGGAAAGCATGGAATGTTTTCATCTGACCGATGTCTCTCTCACCCCCATGAAGGGAACTCATAAAGTACCGTCATATCGGTCTGGAAATACTTTATATTTTAAAGACGGACCGTTGGGAACCAACATAGATATTTACCCGCATCCATCCTCAAATCGCTATAATTACCAGGCCCATACTACAAATTCCCTTCTATGGGCCAGGAAGCTGCAGTTTGGCACTGAATCCCTCTGGGTAGCAGCGGTGATGTCTAATATCCCGCTGGCTACCTGCGAAACTTGGTAATTTTAAGGAGCCACTATGATTCGCCAGTATGGTTGCTATGACAAGCATCAGAAACCCGGGCGCCTAATCGTGCGGACCGCCCACCTGTGCCCCGGCGGCAGCGATCGATTTGGCTATCTGGTTTGTGAAGGGTATCGATTCCCGTTTGTCTTTTTTGGGCTATATTCTGACACAGGAGATTTGGAAGGATGTCCTTCCGGGGTCATCGGTTGTGAGGAGATGGTCAATGGGACACTAATGCCTGTCTTTGAAATTGATGAGACTGAAGAATTTGGCTCCCTGGAAGAATTGATTGAATATTGCTGCTATCAGGGGGATAACTGCGAAAACTGCGCCTGGACAATGAAGAATCCCCGTGCCGTGAAAGTCACGTTTAGCGGAATCGAATCCAGCACTCCTTGTATTCAGGCCACCGACTCCATCCATACGGTCCATCTCCCCATTCCCTCTCACCTGCTGAATGGGTCGTTTCTGCTGCCCCGATCTGTTATAAATCCGCCCCAATGTCTTTGGGAACTGTGCCTGGAGGTATCCATTCCATGGACCCGATATACCGGGCCCAACTGCACCGGAGAAGTCTATGACCCCGGAGAAGGGATCCTTGGCAGAGGAGTGGCGAAAAAGATGAAAATAAGCGTATCTGTATCCGCTACCCGGATGAGCGTCGGCATGTCAATCTATGATGGTTTTATGCCTGGGCTGGGGTCCGTCGATACCGCTGTTTTGTTTTCCGGATATAGGGACTTAACACGTCCCCGGCCTTGGTGCATTAATACAGATGTCTATGTTGATAATGGAGTGCGGTATCTCTATTTTCATATAATGCCGCATAATACATACCCAAAATATATTGGGATCAACGGGACAGCGTATGTGGAACATGTCTGGGGTGATCCTTTCCCCGCATGGATTTCGTCCCATGAATATAAGGCCGGAGATGGAGTCACTGTCGATAATATCCACTATTGCTGTCATACTGCTCACACCTCCGATACAACCAACCGGCCGGGGAGCGGAGTCAACTGGTATCTATACTGGTATATAATCGATGATAACTGCGGAAGGGTATAAATGGAAGATGTCATCAGAAATAGAGAAGACAGAAAGAAATTCTGCGATGCATTTACCAGTGGCCGGATGTGCAAAGTCACCGGATTGATTGTACCGAAATTTTTCTGTGATAAAGTTTGCCATAGCAAACCTGAGGAAATCAATTTCCCCCAGGAAATCAAATATGGCATCCAACGGTATCAGCAGCGACAGATGATTAATCTGCAGGGACAGAGTGCTCCTGAGCTGACCCCCATCAAATCATTTCGGGATTATTGCCTGACCTGTCCTGGTCCAAGTGGAAGGCATGAGGACGAAAAAGATACGTTTTTTAAGGGCTGTTCGGTATGCCTGCTGCTTGGGATTAAGCCCGATGGAACCCGACAGAACCTGAAAGAATGGTGGGACACCGGTGGGGACTGCCCTCTCGGACACTGGCCGCCCGTAGATAAGAGAGAAAACTGTAAAACGGATATGGCTGTTCACCAATAGGTTAGAGGTTCGCAACAAAAGAGTTTTCGATAAAAACAACACGAGTAATGTTGAATGGAAAAAAGATTATACCCCCGCCGTCCCTGAAGATTCATGGCATTTCCATTCCCATCAGTTTATCCGACCTTTCGGTTTTCTGCAAGGGTCTGTTCTTTTTCCAGTTCCTCCAGAAACGAGCTCAGCATTCACATCTCTGCGTATAGCCGCCGATTTTCCGGAAGCGCCGTCCGGTCTCCAGGAAGGCGGCCGTCGCCCACCGCCGCACCATCTGACCATCCTGCCAGTTGCACACGCGACGGGTTCGCATCCGCACTCCCGAATACGGCGACTCCATGAGTTGGTTGTACACAGACACCGCCTTGGACCTGCTCAATCAGGTCCAGCATCAGCAATAGGAACTGGCCTTCCCCGAGACTCCCAAATCGGGTTGACTGTACCCCTGTCTTTGGTCCATTTTGAAGGTTAGGACTCCCGACCTTTTCATAGCTGTATTCAGTTCTTGTGTCAAGTTCTGATTTCCTCTACAATCCAGTTGCCGGTCAGAGGATACGGCTCTGCGGGGACGCAACCGGAGCGCCGGCCGGTCATCGGAGCAGAGGCCGGGCCGCTTTCCCTAGCAGTCCGGCCC